AATCACCACCAAAGTCGGTTTTATCAAATACTGGTTCTGCAAACTCTTCTTGACCACTGTCTACTAGATCATCTTGTTCAGTGGCACTCACATCAAACAATCGCATCTTTGCTCTGTCTATGCCCAAAATAAAACGTTTATTCAACGTAGGATCATTATACCTGTTCTTAAGTTGCTTTACTAGTATTTGATTTAGGTCATCAAGTTCCTCATTAGAAATAAGTGCAAACATGAGGTCAGCCGTAGCCGGTAGACCAAAACTTTCTGATGTATCTTCCAGACCAATGTCACTTGAGACAAATCCTGACCTAGTTGTCTGTGTCGCTGACATAATAGGTACGTTTGTCTCAACCGCCAATCCCCTAAGTTCTTCAGCAATCGATTTAATATACATGTATGAGTTGACATTTGAGTTCGCCTTAAATCTACTTGATGCACATATATTTAGATAATCAATGAATATGATATCTGGTTTGAACGTCTTCTTGATTGCAAGTTCTTTAATCAGTCCTCTAAAGTGAGAAGAATGAGCAGATGCAGTTGGATATTCTTTGATAACCAACTCTCCGGTAGTCTTCTCTATAATCTGGTCTATCTTGTTATCAAACATCTGCTTCGGTAAATCATGAAGATCATCAATAGAGATGTTCATAAGGTTTGCGTCTATACGTTCTGCGATTCGTTCCTCTGCCATTTCAAGAGTTATGTATAGTACACTCTTACCCATCGACAAACAATTCGCAGCAACATGACACATGAACAACGATTTACCAACACCCGTTCCGGCCAATGCAATATTTAATGTTTTTGGTGGCAGTCCACCCTTGGTAATCTTATTAAAGAACTCCAAGTCAAACGGTATCTTCTTTTCTATTGTGTGATAATATTCATACCTGGCGGAAGCATCACGCAGATAATCATGACCAACACGATTATCGAAACCAACAGCCAAGGCATCTGTGAGAATACTAGGTATAGCATCTGGACCTCGTGATTTATCCTTTCCATCAATAATTTTAATTCCGTCAACAATTGCATTATATACCGCCTTATCTTTACAGAATTTTTCTGTAATATCTACCAACCAATCAAAATCTACATCATCACTTTTAAACTCTTTGACTACCGACAGAACTCTCTTAAAATCTTCTTCTGTTAAATCCTTTCTCGCATCAATCTCAAGTTCCAGAGAAGTCTTATTTGGCAACTTGTTATACTTCTCTACAAAATTTTGTATCTCCTCGAATATAACTCTTTCAATACGGTCAGAGAAATAGTCTCCCTTCATGAAGGGTAAAACTTTACGAGCATATTGCTCGTTGTGAATTAGATTACTGAGTGTTGTCTGTTCTATCGTCGTCAACATTTACATCCTTATCGATTATGTCTACCAAAATATCTCCAATCAAAGTATTGAAGTCTTCTTTAAAATAGTCTTCAGGATGACCATTAGTGCTTATTATATCATACTCAAAACTTAAAGGCAAGGTTCCATCTTCGTTTTCTTCTTCTGGTACACTGACTCTACCATACTTATAAATAACTCCTTGATACCGACCTTCAGTAATACCCACTGCTGTCCAATCTTCAAACGTTGGTTCTCCGTCATCGGACTCACCTACCTGTCTCACAACATATTGATATTTGTCTTCAATGTTCATTCTTAATCACTTATAGTGTAAATAACTGCCCACGATATACTTTGGATTTTTAATCGGTTTTCTACCAGCATGAGCCCACGGCCACATAGGAGGAAATATTAGAATGTTGCCTCTCTTACATGGAGAAACAAACTCATTTATGATAGGTAAATTTTCAAAATATGGAAACATCGTTTCACCTTCTTCATTATCATCTAGATAAATAAAAAATGCCAGAAATCGTTTGGCATTTGTTAGATTGGTTACATCAACATGTAAACCAAACTGATCTTGGTCATTAGGAAGATATCGTTTTATTCTTATACTTTCATAAGTAAAATCTAGAGGCCACATGGTTTTTTTTATGTTACAATCATTGGCATATCGTGCTACATTTTTTACCAACAGATTATGAATAATCTTTACTTCTTTTTCCCATTCAGTGTGTTTGCCTAAATCAATCTGAGCAAAGGATACGGTTGCGAAATGGTCTGAAAAATTTTCATGTTGATGAGTATTCGTTTCAAATTTCTGAATGATATGTTCACACGTTTGTTTATCAAGAACGTCCTCATATATTCGTATGTAGTTATCCATATCGAAATTCTTTGTTTGCAGCCTCCTCTAGTTTCTGCATCACCTCATCTGTGAAATACTTTTCAGGGTCGTTGTTGATGGTCTTACCAAAAGCCTTACCACCATCTGGTAGTTCGATTCTGGTTGAAACAGACTTGAAGATGCCATGCTTAAGTGCAAGGTCAAGCAAACCATAATGCCTGTCAAGACCCTTATCATAAGTTAAACGAACATCAACCTTCTTGTTCTCTACAGTCAAACGTGACTTATGATTCTTACAATGAACGATGCTTCCAATAATCTCAGTACCATCCTTCTCTTTTTTCTTGGACAGATAGATAATAGATGATGCAGCATACTTTAGACCAGAACCACCACCCATTTCCTTTGTGGGAAACATGGAACCGACTACATCATATGTATGGTTTGTGACTACCATAGGAACCTTTGCACGTCCCAACTTAAGAGTCAGTACTCGAAATGCTGCCTTGAGAACTTGTGCACGAGTCATATCTCTTGTCTCTTTACCCTCGGCAGTGTCTTCTACTTCTTTAGTGGTGGACAACATACCAAGTGAATCAAGACAGAGAAAGAGTGGCTTACGTTCTGATTCATGTTCAAGCAGATACGAATCCAATACCTTGAGTGATTGTGTTCTGAACTCTTGCACCGTTGTTACTGGCATCATCACCATTCGATTTGGATCAATGCCTCTACTGACAACCATCTGTGATGTGATTGCACTTTCTGACTCAAAGTAAATCACTCCAGCGTTAGGATTTGCGTCAAGAAAATTCTTCACAATACCCATTAGAAAATAAGTCTTACCAGTTGCACTTTCACCAGCAAGTGCTGTAATCTTATTTGATGGCAATCCACCATGAAGAGAACCAGACAACAATGCGTTGAAAATATATGAACCAGTATCGATGAAATTTTCTACATCACTCGCCTCTACACCATCTGATACAAGTGATGCATATTCATTACCTGTTATTTTAATTATGTTCTTTAAAAAATCATTTGTCATTTTATTGCAATCGCTCCTAAAAATAGAAAGTTCTGCCAGAACACTTGAACATTTTTAAATCCAGCAGTCTTCAACATGGATTCAATTTCTAACCAAGTGTTGGGCTTCAACATATGTCGAAGAGTTTTCTCTTTATCCATGATATCTTGTGCATCGAACTTTTCACGTTTGAAATCATAATAATTAAATGTAAGCATGTCTTGAATAAATGCATTCTCTGTATATATCTTCTCAGCAAAAATGAATGCACCACCACTATTCAACCCATTATAAATTTTCTTTATAACTTCTCTGCGGTCTTTCTTGGGCATAAACTGTAAAGTAAAAATAGAAGTCACAAGAGAACAATTTTTGAAAGTATAATCTCGCACGTCACTTTTTAGAAATTCAATCTGGGCCCAAGGTTCATTTTTAGTCAAACTCTTTTCTCTTTCATTCAAATTATTATAGAACCCTTCAGCATTTTCTATACCAATATACGTTGCATCTTTACAATGATCCTTATTATGCAACAACATTCTTTCTGTAGTTTTACCTGTAGAACAACCAAGGTCAATCACATTAGTGTTATCCTCAACAAAATATCTTGAGAAATTAATCACGTCATTAAGAAGATTGCTGTATCCACGAATACTCCAATCAATGTGTTCATCAAAACCTTCTTGTCTATGAGCAAAAGTAAAATCAACCATTATATTTCTCCAACACCTTTTCATACACAGAATCAGCAATGCATTTCATCATCAATGGTGGCACCATACGACCACACCTTTCTGCTTTCTGATTCCACTTACCAGTTAAAATAAAATCATCAGGTAAGCTCGTTATACGTTTTAGTTCTCCCAATGTTAACTTCCTTGGTTCAATCCAATGAAATGCACCAGCAGTTGTATCTGCTGAACCCATGGCCGTGATGGTTGGGCATGGTTGATATTGTGAAACTCTCTTAAGATTAAAGTGATGACCTTTAGGATGATAATCCATTCCTGTCAAAACTTTTTTTGGATCAACTTCCATTTTACTACCTGTCTGTTTCCAGTATGCAGTGTTGGTAAATTTATCAGTAAGATACTTCACTTCTTCATCATCGTATTCCAAACCAACCATCACATCTTTAACAGTCATAACATCTCTGCTTGGTTCAGGAAATATTTGAGAGATGTTCATGAAACTGTATCCAACTTCTGCTGCAACATCTTCACGTACACCAATAAAGATTACACGAGTTCTTGTTTGTGCAACACCATAATATCTACTGTCCAGAACTTTATGACAAACATCATAACCGATATCTTCAAAGGTATTCAGAATTTTATTGAGATATTTTTTGGCTTCACTAATAGTCAATCCTTTAACATTCTCTGCAACAATAACCTTTGGTTTTATATATTTAGCAACTCGTAGAAACTCAAAGAATAGGTCTTCAATATTTTCTACCATCTTGCCATCAGAATAATTTTTAGTTTGACCCCAACCATCAGAGTGTTTGCCTGACACTTTCTCTATGGTAACATTTCCAAACAAATCGACATGTTCTTCTTCATGAATATTGTGTGAGATTTTACCGGCAACAGAGAATGCTGAACAAGGTGGAGAACCATCAAGAATATCAAGTTCACCGACATCAAGACCAGTTGCATTTAGAAAGTCTTCACCAGACAGTTTCTTTATATCACCTGGCAGAATAATCGTTTCTGGATAATTCTCTGCATATGTCTTTTGTGCTTCTTCTACAAACTCATTCATACAAAGCACTTTACCACCAGCTAAACGATAACCAGTAGAAGAGCCACCTCCACCCGCAAAGGTGGAGATGACTTTGAACGTCTCTTGTGAAGATGCATCATATACGTCTTTTAGAGTATATGGTTTATACATCAGGGCGCTGGACTCGCTTGAATATTATCGGGATTTAATAAAAAATCTCTATAAGTTCCATTAAGTTTAAGATGGTCATG